GCGCTTGGTGTTGGCCCAAAAGCAACCTTGGGTCTTGTTCCATATTTAGACAGCACAACAAAAGAAACACGCAGAGAGGTTGACCGCGAGGCAAAGGCACACGCAGCAATCGTGCCGGGTATGCTTAATGTTTCAAAGAAAAAAGCCGAGCGTCACAATCGCTTTGTTAATGCGGTAGAGAACAGGTTTGCTGATGCTATGGATGCGTGGGAAGAAAACCCAGATCGGCGCTTGCAGGACAAGCCTGTGATAGCAAAAATAGCAAAAGAGTACCGCAAGGAACTGTTGCAAAGCGAACATCAAAAAAAGATTGACACAACTGTTGCTGGGCTGGCTAGCAAATATCCAAATTTAGATATTACAGAAAATTCAGAATATGATTATTTTGCCACTAATAGAGTTGCGCTTGGATTGTCCGATGATGATTTAAAAAACATAAAACGAAAGTTAGGGTTTATAGAGCAACAGGCTTTGCTTAGAGACGAGATAAGATAATGGATGAATTTGAAGAAATGCACGATCATCAAGGAGCCGCATTAGCGTTCCTTCAAACATTCTCGCCGCAAGACCTTGCGCAGCCTGCGCCTGCTGAACCATTGTTTGTGCCGTCAGAAACAGATGCGCCTGCGCCGTCAAAGCCAAAATATACAGAAGATCAATTGAAGCTGATGCCTGAGTGGATTGAAACATCAAAGAAGATGTTTGAGGTTATGAATGATGGGCAGCGGTTCATTGGGTCTGACAAGCAAGCTGCATCGTATGGCCTTGATCTTATGTCTGAGTTCAACTGGAATATGGCTGGCCCCGCTGGCATCCCCGGCGAAAGCGGTATCAGCGTTCCCGGCTTTGGTGTGCAAGTTTACAATCTCATGTCAGAGAGCGCCGGGCCAGACGCGGCTAATGGCTTTTTAAATATGCTGGACATATACGCCGACACCAAGACAGAAGGCGCAACAATTAAACGCGCATTTCGTGGTTTGGCGGCTGACCCGCTAACATACGCAACGCCGGTTGGCAGCTTGTATTCGCTTGGCGCAAAAGCTATGGCGCGTAAAACAGCAACGACCGGCCTGCGTAATATGTTGATGTCGACAGCAAAGGCTGCTGGCTTTGTCGGTGAAAAAGCTATGACTGCGCCGGGCAAGACAGGTATGGCTGCTGGCGCTGGCTATGGTATGGGCTTTGAAGGTGGCCTGATGGGCGTTGAGACAGCCGCCGGTGATCAGCCTACCTTGGCCGAGGCAGCAACCCGCTTGGCCGTTTCTGGCACTGTTGGGTCTGCTGTCGGTGGTACGTTTGGCAAGGCTCTTGTCGGTGGCGCGACTGAAGCTGCGCCAGCTATTGCGCGTGGCATTGATCAGGCCGGACAAGCCGCCGAGGCGCGTATGGCAGAGCGCGGCAAGGGCGTGACGCTTGGTATGGGCGTTGATCCTATGGCACCTATTGATGAGGCTATTGTGGCTATATCAAAAATGACACCCGCTAAAACTCAAGACGATTTGGTAAATATATTGAACATCAAAGCTAAACAAATGGAGCTTTCACCAGACAAAAGAATACAGCCATCCGGCCAAAATGCATTGTTTGATGCAACCCCAGAAGGTTATCAGCGCACAATCCTTGAGCAAAAAGAAACGCCAGTGCCTCGCGCCCCAGAAGGTAAGGCGTTGCCAAAAGGAAACAGGGCGGCGATCTTAATTGAAAAAGCTGACAAAATTACAGATCAAATGGCCGAAAATATTAGGCCGCATCTTGGCTCAAAGGTTAGGTATTTTTATCACACTGGCCCGCTAATTGACAAAGCCAAGGAACTTGGCGTTCCAGAGAATGTGGCTAGAGATCAGCTTAGAAAATTTGCTTTAAATTATGCTGCCACAAGCCCAAGGAAACCAACAGAGGAAAATTTGCGAGTTGCTTCCTTAGTGTCAGCAAAGGAAAAACGCGGTATTGATTATAGAGACATTGTTGGCCCCGGTACTGGCGGCGTTAGTGAGGCGGGGTATCCAATGATGGTTAACCCCGGCGGCATTCACGCAAAACTTATTGACGCGGTTAAAGCTGGTGGGATTGACTTTGACACAAACCCAAAGCCAGCAACATTTGCTGAGAATGTTGCCGGTAATTTGCAGGGCGTAACAGCAGACACACACGCTATTCGCGGTGTGTTGGATGCTTTAAATAAGGCAGAGCCGGGTAGCATTCCAAAGGAATGGTTTGGTGATACTATTGAAAAACAGAACAAACTTTATGAGGCGTATAAGAAAAATCCGGCTGCATTAAAACCAGAAAAAGATACTTTGCCGGGATCATTGGCAAGTCAAAAAATTGATGGAATAAGCAAGCAGACAGAATATGCTGTCATTTCTGATTTGTACAAAATGACAGCAGAAAAGTTAGGCATTACACCCGCAGAGGCGCAAGCCTTGCATTGGTTCACACAAGGCGAAAGAACCGGCCTTGTAAGTGAGCCAAAAACAATAATTGATATTATTGAGGAGCGCATTGACGTTACGGCTCAAGCCCTTAACAGACCAAAAGAAGAGGTGTTTGTTGATTTCTTCTCTGGTAAAATACCGCTATTGTCTCTTGGTGGCCTAACCTTATTAGACACGGGCGCAATAATAGACGACGCAGATGGCGAGGAAATGTAATGGCGATACCTAAAGACATGAACGAGCAGCCGTCCATCTTGGATGAGCAGCCAACGACCACGCAGCCTGTGCCAGAGGAAGAGCTTGTTCAAGTCGCAGGGGTAACGTCAGCAATTTCGCGTAAAGCAACCAAGGGCATCCTTGAGCCGCTAACGGCCAAGGGTGCGCGTGTTTCGCCGGAAAGCAAAATAACAAGAACCCCAACGCTAAAGGAAAGCATTATTGATGCGCCGTTTGAGCCGTCATTTGAAATACCAAAAGCAGAGGTTCCACAGCCACAACCAGTAAAGCCCGCGCCTGTTGATCAGGCCGAGGTTGACGCTCGGCTTGCAGCTAGAGAGCAAGAGCTAGGCGCACCGCGTGAGGTGCCTTCACCATCTAAAGCACAAAAAGCCGCTGGCCTTGTTAAAGGGCCGGTGAATACGCGCTTTTACGATAACGACGGCTTGGCGGCTACAGTGCAAGCAGCGGCCAAAGCGGCTGATGCTGGCGAGGTTGCCGCGTCAAAGCCAATGACAATCAAAGAAATTTATGATCGTGCAGAAAGCGCTGGCATTCCAAAAGAGAATTTGGACTTGGTGTTTTCTGGTCAGGACATTAGCAGCAACGTTGGGGGCAATGAGCTTGCGCAACGTATGGCTGGCCTGATGGTTTTGCATGACGTTAGCGCAGGCAAGGTTGATGATCTAATGCGTATGGCCGGGCGCGGCGAATTAGATGACGTTGGGAAACTGGAACTGCGTGAGGCTATGGCGCAGCACAACATGATCCTCGATCAGCTATCAGGCGCAAAGACTGACGTTGCTAGAGCAATGAACGTGTTTAAGGGTGCGCGTGATCGCGGCGACAGCTTGAGCATTAAAGAGGTTCGTGACGCGCTTGACAATCTTGGCGGCGATGATCAATTGCGGATGCTGGCAGAAACGTACAACAACACCAACAGCCCGGCAGCCAGAAACGCTTTGTTAAAAAACAGCGTCAGCCGCAAGTCCTATGAGGCTATTGTCTATATGGCTCAATCGGTCATGCTGAACGACCCAACGACCCATATGTATAATGCCGCCGGTAACGCGCTAAATTTATTTATGGACGTTCCTGAGCGCGCCTTGTCTGTGCCGATTGGTATGTTGCGCCAGCGCCTCGCAAAAACATTTGGATATAAGACAGACCCAGATCGTTATTATGGGGCTGACCTTTATGCGCGGGTGTCAGGTTTTAGAAATGGCATGATTGATGGCTGGTCTATGATGGGCGCAAAACTGTTAGAGGGTGGTGCCGCCAAAGACGCACCGACAGACCCGCTGACGACAAAGTTTTGGGCTGGCGCAAATTACAAAATACCGTTTACAAAACAAATACGCGAGTTTCCTGATTTATCAGACAACGTGCTTGGCAAAGTTCTCAACAGTATGGGTCTTGTTTACTCTGTGCCGTTTCGCGCACTGGGCGCTGCCGATGAGTTTTTTGCTGGCACGGCGCAACGTATGCAATTGCACGAAGAGGCTGCCCGGCTAGGCGGCAGAATTTACGACACAACATTACAAGAAATGATTGACGCAGGGGCAGAGCCAAAGACAGCAGCGGCACAGGCTATGTCAGTTGCACAACGTGCTGTGCAAAAGCTGCTGACAGAGCGCCCGGCAGATATTGAGATGAGCATCAATGCGTGGCGCAAACAAGTCACGCTGCAAGATGATTTAAACAGAGAGGCACCATTCTCCGGCATTTACTCTGGTGCATCAAAGCTGATGAATAAATGGTATGTAAAGCCATTGGTGCCGTTCTCAAAGACGCTAACAAACATTGCAATTGAAAGCAGCGCAAGGGCTGGCCCACTTGCGTTTGTGTCGCCGCGCTTTTATAGCGAAATGCAAAAGGGTGGCAGAGGCAAAGACCTTGCTATCAGTCGATTAACTCTTGGCGGCAGTATGCTTTACGCTGGCTATCTTATGGCTGGTGACGGCACTACAACAGGCGCAGGCCCGGCTGACACAGACCAGCGCCGAGCTTTGCAGTCACGCGGCTGGCAGCCATTCTCTTTTGTTATTGGCAAGGATCAAATTACATCTCAGAACGTGCAGCAATTGCGTGACATTCTTGGCGCTGAAAACGTGACAGAAGGCACAGGCCAAGACTTTGAAGGCAATATCTATATTTCTATGAAACGCCTTGAGCCTGCAAATATGCCGCTGCTTTTGGGTGCCGCATACGCCGACGCTATGCGCTATCACGAGTACGATGAAGATGGGTCGTTCCAACAAGCTGCGTTTGATGCAAGTGTTGCTGCTATGGCTGAATATTCAACATCAATACCGGCGATGCAAACCTTTGCAAAGATAATGCGGATTGCCAACCAGCGTCAGACTGATGGCGGTGATAGGCTTGTTGCTATGTTTAATCAAATCTCGCAGCAATATGGCAGCTTCCTTATTTCTGGAACGCCTGTCCTTGGCTTTACAAACAGCACACTAACGTCACGCATTGAACGTGCAATAGACCCGGCTGTTAGCAATGTTGGCGTCGGCGAGGATTTCCCTGATGCCCTTGTTGGTTTGGGTGAGGCTTACAACAGGTGGCGCTCACGCATTCCAGTATATTCAAAGGATGTGCCTATCAAGCTAGATGATTATGGCGACCCTATTGGCATGACAAATGCCCCAGCTTGGCAGCCATTGTCTATGACGTTTGGTGAGCATGATGAAACCAAAGAGTTTCTCGACGCAATCCATCACGCAATCCCACCGGCACAAAGAAAATTTGACGGCATCAAAATACCGCCAGAGATTGAGGCTCGGTATAAGACCCTTTACGCAAAAGAGATTGTCATTGATGGCATGACGATGAAAGAAAACATCAACGCCACAATGAGCGAAATGATGGATGATGCTGAGTTTTCTCAGACAGAGCTTTCTATTGGCGATATGCGTTCAATGGTCAATAACATTGTAGGCCAGTATCGCAAGATTGCGCAGATCAGAATGTTTGGCGCTAGGTCTGAAAATGAAGCTGACCCTCGCCTGTTTGAATATGCTCTGGTTCCAGAAGATTTGTCAGAGTATGGTCTGTTCGGCTCAGAAATTGAGTTTCCAGAATTTGCAGAAAAGCTGGCAAAGCAAAAGAACAAGCGCCGTTTTCCAAAATTGACAGCGCCAGATAACGCAGAAAAACCGTCCTTATCAGGGATGATAAAATGATGTATAATCTCAGCAATCATGTGAGGCACCAAAATGGCTGATTACAATATTAACGCAATTACGCGCCGCGTCGTGTTCACCGGGTCAGCCGGGCTTGGGCCGTATGCGTTTTCGTTTGAGATTTTAGATCAGGACGATTTGGCCGTTTACTTTAACGCGACCAGCCTGACGATCACCACAGATTACACTGTGACAATCAATGCCAATGGTACTGGCAGCGTTAACATTGTGACTGGCGGTAGCGTACCGTCAACGCCGACAGCCTCAGATCAGATTGTTATTGTTGGAGCGCGTGACATTGAGCGCGTCACAGACTTTGTGACAGCCGGTGACTTGCTTGCATCGAGCCTCAATGAGCAACTTGACGCGCTGACAATCTTTGATCAGCAAGTGGCAGAGGAAAACAAGCGCGGCCTACGCGCCCCAGTCTATGACCCTGCACTGGTTGAGGATGGCGGCGTTGTTGACATGACTTTGCCAGCCAAGGCTGACCGGGCTGGTCGCTTCCTTGCCTTTGATGGCAATGGTAATCCAACAGCCACAACAAACGTGGGCGACTTTAAGGGCGATTGGGCTGCGTCAACTGTTTATCGTATTGGCGACCTTGTAAGAGACACAACAGACGACAGCATTTACCGCGTCAATACAGACCACACATCAAGCGGGTCTTTGCCATTAAACACAAACACAAACGCAGCTTATTATGATTTGTTTGTTGATTTGTCTGACATCAATGCGTCTGAGGCTGCGGCTGCGGCAAGCGCCTCGGCGGCGGCTAGTTCTGCATCAGCCGCAAGCACAAGTGAAACTAACGCCGCAGCAAGCGCGTCAACGGCTTCAACACAAGCAACGAATGCAGCAAGTTCTGCCACATCTAGCGCCAGTTCGGCAACAGCAGCACAAACCGCGCAAGCCGCAGCAGAGGCGGCATTAGACACATTTGATGATCGTTTTCTTGGTGCAAAGGCCAGCGACCCAAGTGTAGATAATGACGGCAACGCATTACAAGACGGCGCAATATATTACGATACTACCAACGAGATTATGAAGGTCTATGATCTGACCAATACAATTTGGCGCAATCTTGCGCTGACAGGCACAGATCAAACTAATGTAAACCTTGTTGCGGGTCAGATTAGCCCAACCAATAACATTGCTACTGTTGCTGGTATTTCTGCTGACATTACAACCACAGCAACTAATAACGCTAACATTACAACCGTGGCTACTGACATTGCTAACGTAAACCTTGTCGGCGCAGACATTGCCAACGTCAACACTGTTGCCACTAACCTGACAGACATCAATGCCTTTGCTGATACTTACTTCATCTCAGCAACAGCACCATCATCACCTACTCTTGGCGATTTATGGTTTGATACAACTAATGACGTTATGAAGGTGTACGGTTCTGGCGGCTTTGTGAACGCCGGTTCATCAGTCAATGGTACATCTAATCGCTACAATTATGTGGTAGGCACAGCATCTGGCACATACACAGGAAGCACCACAGTATTCCCTGCAACTTATGATGCTGGGTATGTGGATGTTTATTTGAATGGTGCAAAGCTGACTGTTACCAGTGATTTTACAGCTACTAACGGTACAGACGTAACTCTTGCTACTGCTGCTACAACAAGCGATGTTGTTGATATTGTAGCCTACGGCACGTTTACTGCTGCTACTGCCTTGTCATTAGGTGACAATGAGAAGATACAGCTAGGTGCTTCTCAGGACTTGCAGATTTATCACGATGGTGGTTCATCTTGGGTTTCTGATGTAGGTGCTGGTAATTTAAAACTTTCATCAGATGGTGCTGGTGTGTTTTTGCAAAAAGGCGCAACAGAGTTTATGGGTGAGTTTCTTACCGATGGTGCTGTTCGGCTTTACTACGACAACGCAGCCAAGTTTGCCACCACCGCCACAGGCGTGGATGTCACTGGCACTGTGACGGCTGATGTAACAAGAACCTCTGGGGCTAACACTAACGCTTTTGTTTTATCAGATAATGTTACTGGCGCACAAACAAGCGGTTTTGGAACACGGATTGTAGGCCTGTCAAATAATGGTAGTGCAGAATCTGCCATTGGGTTTGAGGCTTTTGGAGGCACAAACAACGACACTGGTTTGGGGTTTTATACACAAGCGGCTGCTGGTGGCTTAACCCGTCAGATGACCATAAACTCCATCGGCAACGTGGGCATTGGTAGCCAAACCCCTTCGTTTAGGCTTGCAGTAGAAGACGGCACCGCCGCAACTCGCGTCAATGTTAGAAATACAGCTAATGCTGCGGCTGGTTCCGGCATTTACTTCCAAGTGCTAAATGGTGCAAGCACGGTAGGGCAAGGAACTATTGCAACACAAAGCAATGGCGATATGGCTATTTTCACTGGTACATCGTCTGGCGCAGAACGTATGCGTATTTTAGCGTCAGGCGGCCTCACATTCAACGGCGACACCGCTGCGGCTAATGCTCTGGATGACTATGAGGAGGGGACTTGGACGGTCAATGTCTATAAAAATGGAAGCGCATTAGCCGTTCAGAATAGGTCTGGATATTATATAAAGATTGGTAATTTAGTCTATGTGGCTTTTTATTGGTATAATAATTCTGGC